GTCATCGTCAGAACGAATAAGCACACAAGAGCTGAACTGCTTGGTAGGAGTGCCCAGACCAGCAAGCACTGGAGTAGCCAAAGTAAAAAGCCCATCACTGGCAGCATTGTAATACTCTTTAATATAACGCATCCTAGCTGTGTTAGGTTCTTCTTTATGGAAGACTGTGGCTGCGGCGACCATGTATCTGACTTGCGGAGTTTCATATGTTTTTCCTGTTGAACGATTTTTAACAAGATATTTTTCAATCAACTGCTCAATAGCAGCGTAGCTATATTGTTCGTCTTTGGCATGATCAATCATGCCTTGCATGCGATTCCAGTCGTCCTCTGAATACCATTCCAGCAATTCAGGAGTGTACAAGCCGGTGGCCACATTTGTTTTCACAATGTCATACAAGTGAGGAGGATCGTATGAGCCGTATACATCTTTACGCAACATCGATAATCGTTGCTTGCCGGCCACATACTGATAGTTGGTATGCCCAACATCTGGGTTCTGCTCTACGTCGATAAGATCCACAATGGCTCGCAAGGTGATGCCATCAATTTCTTTGGTGGTAATACCATCATAGAAATGTAGCTGTGTGCGTATCTCTATCATGCTTTGACTTACGTCTGCTATGCCTGAGCACACTTTGGCAATTTGGGTTTGCCACTTTTCCAATGCTAATGGCTCGCGCTGTCCGCTGCGCTTGACAACTATAATATTTTTCATTTTCGCTACTTTATTTGTGTTTTTATTTGTTCTTGGCTGAGCCGGTTCCGAGGGCTAAACGGCGTTAGATTGATATTTAACAATTGATCTCTGTCCCAATTCAGTATATATTTCTTTTGTTCCACTAGGACTAAATTGTCGCTACCTGTGTCTATTAATTCAGCATCTTGTATGTCTGGTCGATCCAGCAGAGCTATAGTATACAACATTCCCAGCCCTCTTGCAAGCCCACAGAACAAATTGTCATCTAACAATTGCCAAGGATCGGGCCAGGTGGGTTGATCATCCCAATGCAAATGGTAAGCACGCCAGGGTGTATCAAACCACCAGGCGTTTACAGCATGCAAGCATTGGTCAACAGGCATAGTGGCTACTGCCACACGCAGTTGATTCCAACTGGCCAATCTAGCATCAAAGGTGCGGGCCCACATTAGGCTAGATAGGTAACTGAGTAGTTTAAGGTACCGGCTGTGCCAGTGCTAGTGGTGACGTATTTCCAGGCCACAATACTGGTGCTTTCTGTAACAGAGAATGTCACTCCAGGTGCTGAATTTTGTACTCCAGTGTCACTACCTTGCAGATTGGTACCCGATGCGTCGGTGCCTCTCACAATGGTATAAACACCAGTTCTAACAGAGTTACCACGAACTATGGTATAATCAATTTGCACAGCAGCAACCGCAATAGCATCAAACGAGAATATTTGTGTTGCTGAACTTATATTATCTGCTAAGGCAAATGTAACACCCGATTCACGTTTATAAGTGCCTTGTCGCAAGAGATAACCATTCTCCATGGCAATGCTGGCTGTGTCGTTTAAATTAATTCTAGGATAGACAGCTGATTGGGCGGTGGTTCTTTCAAACATGTCGCCCAAACACACATTGTTAGCGGTATCAATATTAATAATTGCACTTGCGGCCAATGCAGCACCATTAAAGTGATTGCCTACATCATAAAACACATTGTTAGTTGTGGTGTTTAAACTCACACTATCAATTACAACACCTTCAGCATAGATATTGTCAAACACGTTAGTAATCAATCTCACACCAGTAGGACCACCATTCACTGGAGTTGCACTGCCTAGATACGCACCTTGATACAAAGTATCAAAATTACAATTAGAAAAGGTAACGCCTTCAATTTGTTGGTCAGTATTGGTGCCGTATGTGAATCCACTAAAATTACAATTTTCAAAGGTTACGTGACTAGAAACTAAACTAGTTGTACTAGCCCAACGAACAGCCGCAATATCATCAGTTGCTACAGTCAATGTACTTGTAGCAAGCGGACCTTGAAAGCCAACATTGGTAAATGAGCAATCATGTGCTCGTTCAATCAACAATCCATCCATGATTTGGTTGGTAACCATGTTCATGTTAGAGACCAAAATGTTTTGTGGCTCATATGGGCTCACAATGTTCACACCAGTTTGTTGTGTGCTACTGGCTGTTTGCATTATATATGCTGGAAGACCGCTTGCTGCACCAGTAGACACATCGCCCCAATAGTATTGTCCGCTTATTTGGCCGTTAAGGGCAGTACCTGCTGGCACTGCAAAATTTGATCGATAATAAGAACTTCCAGACTTTACAAGCACACCAGCAGTATACGCTACTGTGTTGGTCCAGGTAGTTACAAAGAAATTCAAAATACTGCTTTGTGGGCCTTCACCATACAGCATGGCGTATGGGGGTACCAGGATGGTATTGGTAATCAAATAACTGCCAGCAGGGAAAAACAAACTTCTTCGAATTTGTGGATTTGCTTGAACACAATACAATTGATACAGAGCACGGTTAATAGCCGCGGTATCGTCTGTGACTCCATCCCCAGTTGCACCAAAATCAGTGACCACACAATAGCTGTCCAATCTGCTTTGCAAACTTTGACTGACAGGGGCTCCTGCACTGGATCCAGTTTGTACAGAATATCCTGTGGCAGTTTGTCCTGTATAAGTGTATGCTGTTTGGGTTGCAAGAATGTCTGAATATTCTGTAAGAATCTCTACGTTATTCTGCTCGTCGGGCGAGCCTTCAGCCAATGTACCAGGTCCAATATACAACTGGCGTGTATCTACTGCCCAGCCAAGTTCAGCAGGTGCTAGAGGTTGCGGAAGATCTTCTTCGAGACCTTTGCGGTTGGTTATTCTTGAGATTTGTACAATTGCCACAGTGTGATTCCTTGAGGTATCACATATTTAGCATGTAGAACTGTTCGACCTTTTTCCACCACATGGTACGGTATTTTTCAAATTCTGCACCTTCCAGCACAAATTCCTGATATTGTGGCTTTCCTACAATATTGTGTTGCTCATCTAAGTTAGGTTTTACACACATCAAAACTACGCCTTTTTTGATTTTAGTGCCATGTATTTCGTTATGTGCTTCTGCGTATGCACACAGCTGAACAAAGTAATCATCAATCCATTCTCGCTTTTTAGGCTTGTTGGTTTGCTTGTAATCCAGGATGGATTCTTCATTTAGATGAATACCTGCTCCATCTGTTGTACCTGCATACACACCGGGAAAGTATAGTGGCACTTCAATACCCCAAAATTCACTCACGTTTTTTAGCCCATGCTTGACAACTTCTTCTGCCATGATATGACTGGGCCAGCTAAATGGATTAGACCCACGAGCAGGTATCGCCCCTTCTCGAATGTACCGTTCAAGATAGGTATGCATTCTTGTGCCGCGATTGGCAGCTTCTGTGGTAATAGCTTGTGCTCGTTCTGCACCTACTGCCCGACGCCAATTATGCAAGGCAGCCTTGCTTTCTTCACTTTTGGTTCGGTCTAGGATAGTAGTTACTGAGGGTAACTTATTGCCATCAGGAGTGGCGTAGAATCTTTTACCGTCTATTGTGACCCTGGGTATGGGTTGATAATCAAATTTTGGATTGTACAATTTAAACTCTAAAACTTTCACCGCAACCACAGCGATCACGTTCATTGGGATTGATAAATTCAAAGCCTTCGTTAAGACCTTGACGAACATAGTCTACTGTGATGCCTTTAAGGTACACATCATTTTTCTTATCAACTAGTACCACAAAGTCCTGTTGGGCATAGTTAATGTCTGATTCTGAAGGCGTGTATTCTTGTACGTATTCTAACACATACGCCAGTCCAGAGCAACCTGTAGTTTTCACACCCAGACGAATGCCAGCATAGTCTTTGGCTTGCAAGAGTCGTTTTACTTTAGTGTATGCCTGATCAGTTAGAGAGATCATGCTTCTTTCTGTAGTCCTCTACAGCGGCTTTGATGGCGTCTTCAGCAAGGATTGAACAATGGATTTTGACTGGTGGCAATGAGAGTTCCGTAGCAATTTCTGAATTTTTAAGAGCTGCCGCTTGGTCAAGCGTCCGGCCTTTAACCCACTCGGTAACGAGAGAACTGCTGGCAATCGCACTGCCGCATCCGTATGTTTTGAATCTTGCATCCGTGATAATCCCATCTTGCACTTTGATTTGAAGTTTCATTACGTCGCCACAGGCAGGTGCGCCAACCATGCCAGTACCAATATCACTATCACTCTTGTCAAAAGAGCCGACATTCCGGGGATTTTCATAATGATCAATAACCTGCTGACTGTAAGCCATATAATTTTGTTTCCTCTATCCAACCAATCAAACACTCTGAGCCATATTTGTCTTTAAACTTGTTTATGGCTTCAAACTGATTTTCTGCTGCCACTGTGGCAACATACTGTTTTAATACACCAATGTCATCAGTGTATTTGATGTAGGCTTTCCAATGTTTCATTGGCAAGTTCTTGTTCTAGTGACTGTGCCATCTGCATGTTGGGTTTCGGTCCAAGGTGTGCAGGCAGAACGTATGGGTTGCTGAACAACCACGGTAGGTGGCGGAACATAGCCGTAATTGTAAACAGGCTCGGAATAGTTACGTGTCAACGCATACCCAATTACTCCACCAACAATCACTGGTGCTACCCAGTTTCCACCACCATGTCTATGGTGATGATGGTGGTGTTGTGCTTGAGCTGACACAGCCAAAGCCAATAAAGAGAGAGCAATGAGTTTTTTCATACAGGCCTCCTACAGCATAGTATACTATATTTAACGCCTTGTGTCAACAATTAGTTGACTAGATTACATTGGGCGTTTCATGGCCGATTTGGCCATTTTGTTTACCACTTGTTGACTTTGTTGCACTGATAATTTTTCTGGACCAATATCAGCACCTTTGAATGTGACCATTCCAGAATTTGGATCTAACGGCTCCAGCACACCACTCAGTGGAGGTTGACTTACAACGTCGCCAAGATTTTGGCTGGTAATAGCAATACCCAGGCTTCGAGCAGCTGAGATAAAAGCAGCTTGACTGATTTGTTTTTGAGCATTTGTGTCGTCAGCTCGGCCTGCAAGAAAGTTTACCAACCCTACCAGTTTGTTAGGGTCGGCTCCGGCGTCTGTGGATTCAACTTCATCTATTCGCATTATCTCTTGGCACGACCAAGTGCGGCAGGGGGAACTGCGGCTGGCTCTTCGGGCGGTGGTGCAATTTCATCACCAGCCATGCCGGCAGCAGCGTCTAGGTCATCCATGCCAGCAGCAGCCATGTCATCAGCAGGTGATGGTGCACCACCCATGGCAGCCATACCAGCGTCAGGTGGAGGTGTTGCGCCAGTTACCACGCCAAGTGCTTGGTCCAGTTGTTGTTTGGCGCCTTGCAAGTTTTGTACCAAACCGGTAAGTGCGGCTGTGGCATCTGTGTTGAACTGAGCAGCTTGATCAATGCCCACTTGATTCTTGATTGAATCAACCAAGGCAGGTAGTTCTTTGAATTGCATTTCGCTAGCATCTTCCAACATTGATTGCATTTTATCAACCATGTCTTGTGCAGCCAATACCACTTGCGCTTGTTGCACTTCTGATTCTTTCAGCATGCGGTAGGCTCTGCGCAGTCGACTTTCAGCTGCCATCATAGCAGCACCGGCAACCATCTTTTGTTCGTCTGGTGTAAGAGTTTGGCCTTTAGTACTTTTATCTAAAGCAGCTTTTAACTTTGGATCTTTAACTGTTGAGGTAGCTTGTGATAAATTTGGTGCAGCAGGTGCGCCAGGGGCAGCAGGTGCAGGAGGAGCAATAGCTTCATTGATTCTAGCAGTTAGCGCCTGTTCCATCATCAACAGCTTGAGGTAAGCTGGATTGCGTTCGCTTTGATGGAACGAAGGTTGACGACGAGTTTCGCCTAGTACGCCACGCACACGATTCAACATCTTGCGAGCCTGTTGGCCAGTAATTTGGTCAAACTTCATGCGTGAGCCAAAATAGCTTTCGAATACACGGGCTATTTGTTTGGTTGGCTTAATTGCCGCTAGTTCTTGCAGTTTCATTTTGGAATCCCCTAAGTTGTATATATTTAGCCGAATTTAAACA